TGATTCCAGAGCATCAGAAAAAGAAAGTTTATCAACTTAACTAAATATTATTGAATATTGTTGCCGCAAGGGGAGCAACTGGCAAAAACCAGTTGACGCTCCCCCATTTTTTTGCTATAATGACTTGAGAGGAAAACTAAAAATGTCTGTAAAGATTGCTCTATTAAAATCCGGAGAATCAGTAATTGCTGATATTAAGGAGTTGATTTCTGACGAAAAAGTATGTGGTTATCTTTTTACAAAACCCCATAAAATGGAAGTCAGTAACTCAATCTTCTTAACAGAACAACCTACAGAATCTGATTCTGTGAGTATTACATTCTCCTCTTGGATTCTCTTCACAAGTGATGATGAGATTCCAGTTCGACCTGATTGGATTGTAACTATTGTTGAACCAGTCAAAACTATTAAAGAAATGTATGAGGAAAAGGTAAATGGAACGGAAAGTGAAGTGTCTTCTATTAAAGGTTGACATAATATTGATTACTGAAATTGTTGAAGTTGGTTCTGAACTTGGAGAACCTGATTGTAAACTGATTAATCCTTATCGGTTTTTTGGTGAAGATGACCTCCAACGTTGGCCAGAAGTTACTAATCAAACTGAATTGATGATTCATTCTGATAGTATTCTTACAATCGCAGATCCAACTCCCGAAATCGTTGAAAAGTATCTTGAACTAACTGCATAATGTCCTTAAAATTCTATACAAACGTTCAGATGGTCGGGGATCACTTCTTGGTTCGTGGTTATGAAAATGGAAACAGTTTCATGATCCGTGAGAAGTTTTCTCCGACTCTTTTTGTCCCTTCTAAAAAACAAACAAAATATAAGACACTGAACGGTGAATGTGTGGAACCAATTCAACCTGGTTCTGTGCGTGATTGTCGTGAGTTTATTAAGACATATGATGGTGTGCAAAGTTTCAAGATTTATGGAAACGACCGATACATCTATCAATACATCTCTGATAACTATCCAGAAGAGCAAATCAAATTTGATATTGCTAAAATCAAACTCGTAACAATTGACATTGAGGTTGCATCCGAAAACGGATTTCCTGATGTGGCAAGTGCTGCCGAGGAAATGCTTTTGGTTACAATTCAGGATTATAATACAAAAAAGATCACAACTTGGGGTGCTGGCCCCTTTCAGAATAATCAAAAGAATGTTGAGTATCGTCAGTTCTCTACTGAATATGATATGCTTAACGACTTTATTCACTGGTGGATGAATAATACACCAGAGATTGTGACTGGATGGAATAACCAGTTGTATGATATGCCATACATTGCTCGTCGTATGGATAGGATTCTGGGTGAGAAGTTAATGAAACGTTTGTCTCCTTGGGGACTTGTAACCGAATCCGAAGTATTCATTGCTGGTCGTAAACAGATTGTTTATGATATTGGTGGAGTAACTCAACTGGATTATCTTGAGTTGTATAAGAAGTTCACTTATACAAACCAGGAATCCTATCGTCTTGACCATATTGCTAATGTGGAACTTGGGCAGAAAAAACTAGATCACTCAGAGTTTGATACTTTTAAAGACTTTTACTCAAAAGGTTGGCAGAAGTTTGTAGAATATAACATCATTGACGTAGAACTTGTTGACCGATTGGAAGACAAGATGAAACTCATTGAACTTGCACTTACAATGGCATACGATGCCAAAGTAAATTATGCCGATGTATTCTTTCAAGTTCGTATGTGGGATACTATTATCTACAACTATCTTAAGAGTCGGGATATTGTAATTCCCCCAAAGGAAAGAACTGATAAAGATGCTAAGTATGCTGGTGCCTATGTAAAAGAACCAATTCCTGGTAAGTATGATTATGTTGTCAATTTCGATTTGAATAGTCTATATCCGCATTTAATTATGCAATACAACATAAGCCCTGAAACTCTGATGGAACAAAGGCACCCATCGGTAACTGTGGAAAAAATTCTCAACAAAGAATTAGATTTTTCCGAATATAGTGATTATGCGGTCTGTGCCAATGGTGCGATGTATCGTAAAGATGTTCGTGGATTTCTCCCAGAACTAATGGAGAAGATGTATAACGAACGTGTCATTTTCAAAAAGAAAATGATTGAGGCAAAGAAGCAGTATGAGAAAACTCCAACTAATGCTCTTGTTAAAGAAATTGCCAGATGTAATAACGTTCAGATGGCAAAAAAGATTTCTCTTAACTCTGCTTATGGTGCTATCGGCAATCAGTACTTCCGTTATTTTAAACTAGCAAATGCTGAGGCAATTACTCTTTCTGGGCAAGTTTCAATTCGTTGGATTGAAGAAAAAATTAACAAGTACCTAAACAAAATTCTTAAGACAAATGATGTTGACTATGTTATTGCTTCGGATACTGATTCTATCTACCTTAATATGGGTCCTTTGGTGGAGACTGTATACAAGGGAAGAGAAAAAACTACTGAGAGCATTGTGTCGTTCCTTGATAAGGTCGCTCAGGTGGAACTTGAAAAATATATTGAAAGTTGCTACCAAGAACTGGCAGATTATGTGAATGCCTATGCCCAGAAGATGCAGATGAAAAGGGAGAATATTGCTGATCGTGGAATCTGGACTGCTAAGAAACGTTATATCCTGAATGTCTGGGATAGTGAAGGTGTTCGTTATGATCAACCTAAACTGAAGATGATGGGTATTGAGGCAGTTAAATCTTCTACTCCGGCACCTTGTCGTCAAATGATTAAGGATGGGTTAAAAATTATGATGAGTGGCACAGAAGAGGAAGTTATTGAGTATATTGATAATTGCCGAACTGCTTTTAAGAAACTTCCTCCCGAACAGATTGCCTTTCCTCGCACAGCATCTGATGTTCGTAAGTATCGTTCCCATTCAGACATTTATGTGAAGGGAACTCCTATTCACGTTCGTGGAGCACTTCTCTTTAATCATTATATTAAGGAGAAGAACCTGACTAATAAATATTCACTTATTGGTAATGGTGAGAAGATTAAGTTCATCTATCTTAAAAAACCTAATATTATTCAGGAGAATATTATCTCCTTTATTCAAGACTTTCCTACAGAACTTGGTCTTGACAAATACATCGATTATGAACTACAATTTGAAAAGAGTTTTGTAGAACCACTCAAAGCAATCCTAGATGCCATTGGGTGGAACGTAGAAAAGACTGTAAACCTTGATTTATTTTTTACCTGATGGAATTGCCTGTTGACGAAAAGGAATTGGATACTATTATTAGTGCTCTGAGATTGGGCGGAGATATTGCACTATACCAAAAACTTTGGACTTATAAAATGAATTATATTGATAATCAAAAATCGATGGAGACTAACTAATTATGGATTTTCTTAAAGATATTGTAAAAGAAATTGGTGGAGAATACACACAACTGGCATCAGACATTGACGAGACTGAATCTTATGTGGACACGGGTTCGTACATATTTAATGCTCTTGTATCTGGGAGTATCTTTGGTGGTGTATCTGGTAATAAAATCACTGCAATCGCAGGTGAAAGTTCTACTGGAAAAACTTTCTTTAGTTTGGCAGTGGTCAAAAATTTTCTTGATAATAATCCTACTGGATACTGTTTGTATTTTGATACTGAAGCTGCAATCACCAGATCCTTATTGGAAAGCAGAGGCATTGACACAACTAGAGTGGTTGTCGTCAATGTGGTCACAGTTGAAGAGTTTCGTGGTAAGGCACTGAAGGCAGTTGATCTTTATATGAAGAAACCAGAAGCAGAACGAAATCCTTGTATGTTTGTTCTTGATTCTCTTGGTATGCTTTCTACAAGTAAAGAGATTAATGATGCCCTAAATGATAAGGAAGTTAGGGATATGACCAAATCCCAACTGATTAAAGGTGCATTCCGTATGCTTACTCTGAAACTGGGTCAGGCAAAAATTCCAATGATTGTGACTAATCACATATATCAAGTTATAGGATCTTATGTTCCTATGCAAGAAATGGGAGGGGGATCAGGACTTAAATATGCTGCTTCCACTATTATTCATTTAGGAAAAAAGAAAGAAAAGGATGGAACGGAAGTCATTGGAAATATTATCAAAGCAAAGAGTGTTAAATCCAGATTGAGTAAAGAAAATCAAGATGTTGAGATTCGTCTTTACTATGATGAAAGAGGTCTTGATAAGTATTATGGATTATTGGAATTGGGTGAATCTGGTGGTATGTGGAAAAATGTTGCTGGACGTTATGAAATAGATGGGAAAAAAATATATGGGAAGGAGATATTAAAAAATCCAGAACAATATTTTACTCCTCAAGTATTACAAGCACTTGATGAAATTGCTAGGCAAAAATTTTCTTATGGAAACTGATATAAATAAGTATGGTTACTAACCATACACAAATGTTTATAGATACGCACCACATAATACCAAGATCTGAAGGTGGAACTGATGATCCAAAAAATCTTGTTAAACTTCCAAGAAGATTACATCAAGAAGTTCATCATCGTAGGTGGTTAGTTGGTGGATCTATTAATGATTTATATGCTTTCCAAATATTAGGTGGAAATTTATCAGATGATGAATTGAAAAAAATTTATGAAGATCAAGTTTATAGATGTAAGAGAGATCAAACTAAATTGACTGAATCTAGAATAAATTCTGATAAATGGAAACAATCACATCAAAATGATGAATATAAACAAAAGAAAAGAGAACAGAGTATTTTATTAAATAAACTTGGAAAAATTAATTCTAAAGAATCATCAAAACTTATAAGCGAAAAGAAAAAATCGGTAAAAAATTACAATTCAAAATTAATTTCAGTTTATGGTAAAATATGGGAAGATGCTTCTAAATGTGTAAGAGATGGTGGTTCTGATGGATTAAGTTTAAGACAATTGAGATATAGAGCAAATGAAATTAATTATCCTGATGTATTTTATGTGTAACAAAGTTAGTTATGGTGTATGAAAAACATCAGAATTATAAAAACTGGTGTTGATGTATCCAAGATACTAGAACAACTCAAACAATATCCAGAGGATTGGGGGTCTCAAAAAGATCTTCAAGATGCTGAACAATTGGATCCCACAGAATACACAGTAACTGTGGATGTATTGCAACTTATAGTCGGTGGAGTTGAAGCAGAAGGTCAGTATGTTGGTAATACTGAAATCTGTATTCAAACTCCTGCGTATGAGAAACACACGGAAATTCTTAATTACTTGAGAAAGTATTTTAAGAAACTTCGTCGTTGTGGATTTCTAGCACTACCTATTGGCGAAATGGTAGGTTCTCATATTGACGAGGGAACTTATTATCTTACAAAAGATAGATATCATCTTTCCATTCAGGGAAAATACGAGTATAGTGTTGGTGAGGAAACGGTAATTGTTGAACCAGGAACACTCTTTTGGTTCAATAATAAACTTCCACACAAAGCAGTGAATATTGGAGACAACGTTAGAATTACTTTTGTATTTGACGTACCACATCATAAACGAAATCTTTAATTGGAATAATGGAACGACTTGAACTTACGATTCTCCGAAATCTTGTTTATAATGAAGACTACTCTAGAAAAGTTATACCTTTTATACAACCCGAATATTTTGAACAAAGGTCTGAAAAAGTAGTCTTTGAGGAAATCGTTCAGTTTATTGTCAAGTATAATTCTGCAATTACCAAAGAAGCACTTGGTATTGAGATTGAGAATCGCACTGATTTAACCGAAACTGAAATTAAAGATATTCGTGAGGTATGTGAAACACTGAACGATTCAGTAGTGGAGAAGCAATGGTTGCTAGATACTACTGAGAAATGGTGTCGTGACCGAGCAATTTATCTTGCTCTGATGGAATCAATTCATATTGCTGATGGTAATGATGGAAAGAAGAATCGGGA